GCTGCTTCCATCGCAAGTAATGCGAACCTGTTGCGAAGCAACTGAATACCGAGCACGTCATCAAACTGACCACGCATCTCATTATCAATAGATGGTCTCTTAGCAACAACAACCATCATCTTGCCAATAGGGTTATTGGCGTGCGATAGCACAAGGTTGTTACGCTCAGGAACATATAACACAGATTGCTTCTCGTCATAATAACGAACAATCTCAATCTGTGAATTCATATCTGACTTGTACATTTCTTTGCCAAGTAGAATATGTGCGTACTCAGGGAACTGCGAGGCGACTTCGCCTACAGCCATATAGTAACGCTTTGCAAAGGCAATGCAGCGCCCATAGCGGTCAAACTCTGGGTAAGCGCCCACTGGGTTTTCTATGCGGATACGCGGCAGCCCTGCTTCTTCGTCCAACTCAATTATGAATGGAACGAAACCAAATGTGATGTACATATCGGCGCCCGTGTACATCTGTACTTGTAAATCAGAATGAGCAAAATAATTGGTAGCAATACGAGTACGGGTATCAGCAAACTTACGAGCGCGGTCATTAGCCTGATTCGCCGCCGAACAGTTGACCGACGGTAGAGGCGCCATAACCTCTGACAAGTCACGTGCAACAATGTCAATAAAATTTGCAACGACATTTGCGTCTACGCCTTCAGGAAAGAAATCTGGATATACAGTTGCAATCTGACCTTTACGGACAGCAAGAACGTCTTGCTGGCGTGCATCACGCTCGGCAGCACGTTCACGTAGATTCTCTACGCGTGCTGAGATTTGCTCTATTGATAGCATCTATTTCCTATCCGTATGTTTGTTGCCATTGCTCGGCAATCATTTCATCTAGATTTACTGAATAACGTTTTTGTGATTGTGCTCTAGTTGCCCAACGATTGTGGGCATACCTTTGTACTGCAGAGTTTTGTTGCATAAACTCACGACAACGTAGGACACCAAACCATAACGCCATTACGCAGTCGGTCTTGCCTCTGGTGTCAGGTTTCCAGGTTATGAGTTGTTGTACTAAAGCCTTAAGTCCTTCAGAACCTTCAGTGCTAGGGAGTTCAATGATGTTGTTCTTCTGGTGTTTTCCATTGTTGACAGTTCCAAAGAGCGTAGACATTCCTGCGACTCCGAAGTTAGTATCCCATTTGTTTTTTCCAGTGAAGTGAGCATTGAGGCGAACACCATAAGATGCCAGCCATTGCTGTAAGTCGGAGTCAAGGGCATAGGCTTTTTGGTGGGCGTTGATTTCAACGCGGAGTTCCTGCGGCTTATACCTTTGAACAAACTCCTCAATTGCCTGCCTAATCTTCTGTGGTGTTGGTTCTGCCATATTAAGACAGTCCAACACATAAATCTTTCCGTCGTGCCTGTTATAGGTCATCGCAACAAACGCAGCATTGCCAGCCATAGCAGGGTCAAAGCCAACTACTGTGTAGCCCTCAACCTGTGTTGGATGTCCTGTAGCGCCTGCTCTTAGCGGACCCTTCTTACGCATACCATTCAGGGAACCCTGTACCAGTTCTGCTGGGAAAATAGAATCTTCTGTTACGTCTTCTTGCTGGTAGACCAGTGCCCACGTAGATGGAGTAACCTCTCCTCTACGTCGGGCGAGTGTTGGACCATCCCATTTAGGATATAGCCCTTGCTCGTCGGGTGTATCTTCATCCCCGTCCCACGGGACGTCTGACTTAGCCCAGAGTGTTTCCCAATCTTTTGGCTTATCTGCATAGCGTAGAACTGCTGGCATACCCATATAGGTAAAGGGGCTTTTGCCCCCAGACCAATGTTTCGGGTCACGGAGTTCTTTATAAAAATCTGTTGGGGCAATACGGGTTCCTACAACCAGCAACTTGCCATTCTTACCCAAACGGGTAATAACTTCCTTTTGCAGCCAGTTAATCTGCTTCTCATATTCGTGGGCATTGGCTGTAGTAATACAGTCATCCAGAATGATGAGGTCGGCACGGGCACCGTAAATCTGACCCCCCATACCGAGCGCCTGAATAGTCGGGTCTTTCTCGGATGAATTACGGGCATCGCTACCCAAGTAGACGGTGTCAACACGCCAGGTATCAGAGTCTTCTTTCCATCCCCCTTCTGGTCCAAAAGTTGTTTGCAACTTCAACCAGCGCGGGTGGCTTAACCTTTGTTTGATTGCGTACACGAACTCACGTGCTTTGACTAACGTCTTAGAAACTACGATGATTCTGACATTGGGGTCTAGGGCAATGCGGTAGGTAGAGTAATTCACCGTAATCACGGTGGACTTAGCGTGCTCAGGTGGCACGTTTACAAGGAGGCGGTGTTTATCGCCTGGCTCGTAAATCATATTAGGGTGGAGCCAAGATGGCTCTTTGCCCTCCAGCAGGTCAATCCAGTCCTGATGGTGAGGGAACACCCGCTGGTCTAAAAACATCTCTGAAAATTGGGGGAAGGAAATATCTTCCCTTGCCACACCCAGGGCTTTCAGGGAACGCTCTTTGGCGTTCTCCTTTGCCTCGGCTAGGTCAGCGGCAAACTGCTTATCCCGCATCATCCAGATGCGGACGGTATCGGGCTTTTTGCCCAGATTCTCCATAGCCTTGTGGACAGACATACCCTCAGATACAAGGGCTAAGACTTTAGCCTTGGCTTCCGCCATAGCCTTTGTCCTAGGGTTATTATCCTTCTGAAAAGTCACAGACCTGTCCCATCTACATACAGTACTGATAGTCAGTACAGCCAGTTAGTAACAGATAGTAGATACAGTCTGTAACGCAAGCCCTCAAGGCTTGCTACTATCAGTGGGCACTTTGTGCCCCTATATAGTATTAATCCGTTCAAACAGCCATTCCGAACGGTTTATAACAAAACTGTTACCTAAATCACAGAACTAACTATACCAAAATAGGACATAGTAGGACAGTACAGGGGCATAGGGTTTGTACGGGAAAATCTTTTTTGGTGTGTACTATATAACTCTCAGCCAGTATTAAACAGTCTGGGGTCTTACGAGACCCTGCGACTGTTTGCTGATAGCGTGGACAGTGCTGTTTAGAGAGCGCTGTCTGGGCTACCTATCTGGCTGACCTATACTGGTGCGCTGGCTATACAGTTACGATAGTCTGTATGCTGGCTAATAATCAGCCTTTGACAGCGATGACTGCGGATGATTTCACAGTTCCATCTGGATGGTAATCATCGCCATCGGTCTTAGCCAGACAGCAACTGGTGGCTTGCCAGCCAGTAGCGGAGTTGCTGCTCAACGGAGCAACAGCGCTGAAGCAAGCAGCGACAAAACCGCCATTGCGGAAGGACGCTGATGCGGATTGCCAGCGGTCTATCTGCCAAACCAGTTCGGCGCTCTGAAACTGCTGCCATTTTCTGACCACCTGTTTCACTGTGGGTATGCGCCGTGAGTGGCTATACGGAGCATAGCAGGGAGCACCCTCCCGTCAACACCACGCCCCGCAAGCGGGCGTGTTTTATGACGGAGGGAACCCGCTTCCCTGCTAAAAGCGCTCCAGCCACTCACAAGAGCGGCGCAAACTCCACAGAGAAAGCAGGTAGAAAATGTCAAAGCACACAGTTTCATTCGCAGACGCCGAACTAGCAGGTTTGGCTATCAAGACCGCTAAGAACGGCAATCCATACGCATCAGGCGTACTGATTCTCCGCAATGAGAACGGCGGTTTTCAATCGTCGCTGCCTTTTGTTTGCTTCAGCAAGGCTGTTGGAGCGCTCCGTGCGCTTGAGCAGCAGGAGCACTCCGCTGAACTCACTGGCGAAAGCGGCAAGCCAGAGCGTCCAGTTGCTAGCGTGTCTGGCTGGTTCAAGACCGATAAGCGCGGCGATGCTTGGAGCACCATCTTCAGATTGGAATCTGTAGATGAAATCATAGAGCCCGCAGAAGATTCATCGCTCTAGTATCAAAGGGCTGGTTATTTATAGCCAGCCCTTTTTTACTATCTCCACCATTGGGCTAAGAAGCCCAGTGTCAGCGCTCTAGAAAGGGACTATATGAATATGGTTGACTTAAAAGATTTACGTGGCTATCCTATGAGAGTCAAGGATTCAGTAAAATATCTTGAGTTTCTTAGGAGTCTAGACCGCACAGCCCTGCGACGTGGCGACAGGGCTGTGCTTCAGAATAGAATAAAGGAGACTAAATAATGACTGAAGTAATTGTTGTATCTGCTGGTATCTCAGTTCTTACTGAGTGCTATGACTGTATATCTATCTCAGAGTATGGTTATAAATGTAGAGTTTGTGACGAGTCCGATGAGGCAAAGGTAGATGTTCTAGCCTGGAATCATAGGGCTGATGAGCGTCTGGCAGAAGGTGATGTCATTGCCGATTTAGGCGAAGCACCAGTCGCTTCTGATTGGATAGGTAGTCATACCCGTATGGCTGATGGCAGAGTCAGGGATGAGTTTGCCCCTGCTACATATAACTTAGCCGACAGATGTCCATCTACTTATTTTCTAGGTCAGCATTTGTTTGACCTAGATGAGGACGAGCAACGCTCAAAGATTCATATGTTTGAGATTGTTTGTCCTCAGTGCAATCTAGTATATCCAAAGCGTACTGGTTGCCAAGATTGTAAATGACGCGGCGCCCGCCCGACAAGCGAGGCGGGACACCGCTCCAAATATAAATATAAAAAGGAGACTAAGCAATGAATACAGTACAAGTAACAGGTTATATCAAGAACGTTCAGGAGCGAGGCGCTGGTAACTATAAGGTTATCACTGCTAATCTCAGCCAGCGTAATGAAGAAGGCAAGTGTGTCTTTACTATGCCATTGGTATTTACAAATACTGATAGCAAGATTGCGCTATCTAATGTCAATTGGTATGACGGAGTATCACAAGTTGTAACTCTAACTGGTAAGTTGGTTACACGTTTTGACCGTCGTCCAGGTATTGATAATGCTGAACGTCGTGCACCATATACACAGATTGAAGTTGTATCTGTAAACTAATAAATGTAGGCAGGGCTGCTACTACCTGCGGCAGCCCTGCCTCTTACAAAGGAGACTAATATGATGACTATGTTCGCTACAAGACGTTGCCCAGTTTGCTATAAAACTGGAACGGTTATGGTTGATGAGGCAGAGTTGCTTCATTATTTGCGTGGCAATTATATTCAAGACAGTTTCAAGACTATGTCTGTACCACTGCGTGAGCAGATAATTAGTGGAGTACATCCTGATTGCTGGATATCTATGTTCGGACAAGAACGAGAGGACAGTATCAATGACTAGCAAATATATAGAGGCTGATTGTCGCAAGTGTGATGCGCCAATTGTTATACCAGTATATGACTGGGAACCAAGCGGTAATAACTTCTGTCCACCCTGCGCTATGAGTTATGTCGGCGCAGTGCCAGATGATTACGAGCCAACAGATAAGCAGATGAATCCACATTATTACAATGATACAAGTTCATTCACGGAAGGTGGTGTTACCTATGGAAGCAGAACTATCTGAGCATCAACATTCAACAGGTGAAGATACCTATTGGGTGGTGAATATAAATGTAGGACTAGGTAAGCGCAAGATATTCTCAGAGTACCCAACGCTGGCGCAAGCAATGGCTGATGTAGCAGCGTCACATTGGGATGATGAGATGCACCTTAAAGTAGTAACCCTAAAAGCATATAACAAATACCATACAGGAGACGATAATGCCTAAGAAGAATACAACCGAACAGTCACAGCGTGCCAAAGCCTATGACTGGGCAATGAGAGTGTTATGTAAGCGCCACTATGACGAGTTCAAAGAACTCTATGCCAAAATTCTTAAGGAAGAATTCGGTCTAGATACAGCAGGCGCAGCCCATAAACAAATCAGCAAGTACGTATAGGAGACTGAGATGAGTCTATTAAAAGAACTACAAGATATTAACAAGTGGCTAGATGAAATCATATGGGAGGTAAACAAGTTCAATGAAACCATTGAAGACCTATCAGCCAGATATGCAGACCGCTATTCAGATAGTACAAAGGCATAGAGATACAGCAGACTACTGGGTTAGATACTTCTACAGTAAATCGTGGGAGGAATCAGAGAGCCAGTGGATTACTGTCCGCAATATACTTGACCGTATACTAGAAGAACTAGGAGAGGACAATGAATGAAGTTATCATTCCACACATCTCAACAGGAATCACCTGGCTATACCTCATTGCAATTGGCTATTGCCTATACAGATGGAGTACTAAATGAAGCGCAAGTTAGCAGGGCTATTCAGTTGGGCATTGACTTTATCGTCAGTGCTATTTCCGAGTCAGTCGTATGCAATAGCAGTAGCAGACAGGTTAAAGAACAAGGACGACAACAAGTTGACAATGAACAAAGAGATTCGTTGGACAAAATCCTTGAGCAAATCTTATGCGAAGGCTCTTATCACAGCACAGTATGAAACGTGGGGAGCATCAGAGTTCCGTGCGTTAGCAAAGTTATGGGGTAAAGAATCTGCGTGGGACCACACAGCAGATAACCCTAAGTCTTCAGCATATGGGATACCACAATTGCTGAAGTTAA